ACGGTTGGTCTGGGAGTTACTATTGGTGGGGAGATCCTGACAGAGCTGATCGTTGGAAAGCCTTTAAAAAAGTCCTTGAAAGAGATTATGGCTTCAAAATTATTCAAGTATGAGTGAACAAGTAAATCATCCTCAGCATTATAATTCTGGAGGAATAGAATGTATTGATGCAATGGAAGCAGCTTTTGGTAAAGAGGAAGTTGCTTCCTTTTGTAAGTTAAGTGCTTTTAAATATATTTGGCGCGGTAAATATAAAGGTAAATATGCTGAAGATATGAAAAAGGCAGCTTGGTATATTAATAAGTTTAATGAAATAACGAATACAAATGAACAGCTTGGGTGATTATCCTGTAGGAGCAAAATATGATTCTAATGCTCCCTATAATGATGTTGAAAATCCTGAAGTAGAGCTTAATGTCTTGGTTAGTATTACTTTAAGTAAAGTGGTAAAGGTTAAAGTAAAAGACTATGATATTGTGGATGAAGGACAGGATGATGCAGGAGACTATTTCTGTGATATGGATTTCTCTGACACCAATCTTCTTGCTGCTGTTGAAGAGCAAGTTGTTCTTCCTCAGGATGCTTCTCTCTATGTAGATGTTGGCTCTAATCTTAAAGCGGCCAATGATCTTTCTGGATGGAATGTAGATGAAATGGAATGTGTTCTAAGCAATGGCAGCAAGTAGTGACAATAATGTCTATATTAAAAGAGGCAGGAAGTATGTGCCTTTTGGAGTAAAACATGACGAGCATTATCTTCCTGACGGTATTTGGTATGTAAGACATTCTGACAGCTCCTATGGAATTACTAATGTAGACCATTATCTAAGTGGTTTGTATAAAGTTGGTGATCCTCCAGGATTTGTTGATGTTCCTAAACTTTGTAGTATTCATTCTTATGTAGAATATGTAATGAACAGTAAAGAGTTTAGGGAGATTATGGATAGAGGAAACTATTCATTTCAAGAATTAACTGCTAAAATTACTGCTCTAATTCTTAATTTAAATAAGATTCTTAAATCCAAAGAAAATGATGACAATAAAAGACCTCAGAGAGATCCTCCTTCATTTTGAGGATCCCAAATATGATGATTATGAAGTAGTTCTATGGGACTATAATCATCAGCAAGAGCTAGTTTGGGGAGGAATGCACTCACTCTCTCATCCTAAAAAGCAGCTGTCTTTTCCTGTAGAAGTACCTCCAGTAGATGGTATTACTGTGTTTGAACGACTAAAACAACTACAAAATGTACAAAAAGAAAATTAGTGGAGAGCAGTTTACGCTTGACTGCATTAATAAAGAGTTTGAAATTATTGGTAGTACTAATCATTGGGACTCTTTTAAAGAGCTCTGTGAATGGGCTAAACAAGAAGAGAATAAAAGATGGTATGCCGATAATCAGTTTTCAACTATTGAGCAATATAAAGAGTGGAAACAGTACTTTATGGAGCACTTCTATGATTGGCAGCCAAAGAGGGTAAGTAAAAGAGAGGCAGAAAGGGAGTTTGGTTGGTTCAATCTCCAGTATGGACTTAAATACGGATTTGACTATAATCTGTTATATAATGATTAAGTTATATAGAACTTGGGAGAAGGTTAAAGACACCTTTGTCAAACCTTCTCTCAAGGTTTATTTTGGTAAATGGAAGAACGATCCTAATCTTCCTGTATGGAGAAGTGGTCCATCTGTTTATTTATGCCCCAAAAAGAGACTCTTTAAATACTGCCACACTCTGAGAGAAGGAGTATTCATTGTTAGTGGTACAAAGCTTATTCCTTGGGGGAAGAATAAGAGTTATGAGTGCAAGGTTCATGAATTTACCCATCACACCCTACCCAAAGGACTCATTGTTGGGGATTATGTGTGGAATAGCTCTATTAGGAGGAAACTAAGAAAGTGGCATCTTGGTTGGATTAAACCAGTAATAAAGCTTCCTTGTTGGGCAAGGTTTAAAATCTTCAATCTTGATGTGTGCTGGAAAACAAAGTTTGATGAAATCAGGTATGAATTTCCTCCACAACTATCTTTTGTGGGATTTGGACTATCTTTAACTTTTACTCTGCACTGTCCTATAACTTGTAATTACTGCCATGATGACACTTATTGGGAATCCATCCTTATTCATCTATATAAGAATAAGTCTGGAGAACTGAAGGACACCATAGAAAGAGCAGGCATTTGGCATAAATTACAAGAAGATGTGTATTACTTTGCTACAAGGCCCACTTATATAGTACCAGATAAACAGAGTGAATATTATGCCGCCATATCTGAGCTAAAAGCTGCTTCCAATGATAAAGTCATTGTGTAAAATTGCATTCATTGGGATATAATTTTGGGTAAATTTGTAGAAATTATATTCGATATGGTATAATATGGATAAGATTAAATTACCTAATAGAGGCGGGAGTGACCTTTATTTAGTTAATAAAGGGGACTACTGGAAGTTAGAAGGACCAGAACTTTATGGTTCCTATCTTAGAATTATTGGAAATTTCCCCGATAGGATAAAAGCAATTGACCCTCCTGGTGGACCTTTTATGAGTATAGACAGTGTGTACTCTGGTAAAAGGATAACCAAGTTTGAATGGGAAGAGGGAGTTGGAGTTAAAATTTATTTAGAAGATGAGACTAATTAAGCCTTCAGTAGAAATACTTGAACAGGGCCCAGGTTTACAGGGCATCTATGATATGATTGAACTGTGCGGCAAGACATCATATAAGTCTGAAGTTAAGGGTGGTGAAGAAGCAAAGAAGTTTGTTGAAGCCAGAATTAATGAGGGACACCTTGCTGTGCTTGAATTTGGTACTGTATATCTTGCCATACCAATAACTACTCATTATAGTGGTGATGTATGTGTTTACCAGAACTCTCCCAATTATTGTAGGGTTACTGAGTCATCTGGATTCAAGTTTACTGATATATTTGGTGATAAAGTAGACTGTTGGTGTGTTACTACTAATTTGAGATTCATTCAAGAGAATGATTTATGGAATGATGTTCTTGAGCTCCTTTGTGAACCTACAGAGTTTCATGTAAAAAGATATTGTGCGAGATTCATTACTGATAGAGGAGTTACCCATGAACTTGTAAGACACAGAGCATTCAGTTTCTGTCAGGAATCAACCAGATATTGCAACTACAGCAAGGATAAGTTTGGTAATGAGGTTACCTACATTATTCCTTCTTGGGAAGACATTGATGAACAAGATGCAAATGTATTCCTTGCACTTGTGTCTATGGGAGGAAAACTGACTGAGCATGGAGAAAAGATACTTCCTTTATACAGAGCATTGCAAGCGTCAGAATTCTACTATCTTAGATTACTTGAAAATGGTTTTACACCACAGCAAGCAAGACAAGTTCTTCCCAATGCAGTTAAAACAGAAATCTGCATGTGCGGATTTGAGGATGACTGGAAGCACTTCTTTGATTTAAGGTATAGAGGGACTACAGGTAAGCCTCATCCTGATATGTTAAATGTAGCTACTATGCTACATAATAAGTTTGAAGCGAAGGGAATCTCCCTGTAAACAAAAAAGCTAGCAAGTTTTTACTTGCTAGCTTTCTTTTTTATCTAGTTATTTGGTCTTCAAAAGTATTGAATATTGCAGAATCTTCACCTAGATTCAAAAACTGTTCAACCTTATGAATGTTTACTGGTAGAGTATATTTAACAATGTTTCTCCAGTATTTCAGTTCCCCCTTATGTCTACCAGACTGAAGTCTTGTTGTAAGATCTTGTGGAGACAGTATAGGAGCAAGGATAGGATATAAAAGGCCATATGCTGTTTTTGCAGAAGGAATAGGACTCTGCATTATTGTTTTTGATTCAGCAATAAGTCCCGGAATTGTGGTGGCTCTTTCATCAAATAAGCACCTCTTAACCGTATACATCCAAACTTTATAATAAAATTCCCCATCATGGTCATCTGGCTTACCCATGCCAGCACTTAATCCCATTAAGGCCAAAATCATTACATACTCACCCAAGGTTTGCTTAACATCTGCTTTTTGAGTCTCTGATAAAGTGTCCCAGAAGGCTCTTGCTGAGTTTTCATACTCTGTACCATCCTTAATAAAATCCCTAAGCAACTTAATGGTGTTGA